TGATATGCGCGGCCATGAACATTGATTTGGACTCCATCCTCAATGGCGCACCGCGAATCGTGGGACGCCCCGACAGAGGAAAAGTCCTGTTCCGCGCACCTGATGACATTCAACTCACAACCCGAAAGATAAGCTGGCCCGTAGAAGGAGATCCACGTCAAACCGAAGTCGTGTTCGAACTCCGCGCCGGCTCCGTCCAGGATGTGCTGCCGCCGTCAATACATCCCGATACCGGAGCACCATATCGGTGGGCAGGCCCATCCCCTGAAGGCGGGTTGCCTCCCATACCGGAACAACTCCTGACAATCTGGAGGGATTGGGACAGGTTCCGGCACCAACTTGCCGACATATGCCCTTGGAGACGAACCCAAGAGTTCCGGCCACCCCCGAAGAAAAACAGGAAGGTGGGCAATCAAAGTCAGAACGTGATTGGCGCCTATAACGAAGCCGTGCCCATAGGAGAGGCATTGGAAGCGGCTGGATACCGTCAATTCGGAAGCCGGTGGCTGTCACCCAACAGCACGAGCGGCCTTCCTGGTGTTGTTGTCTTTGACGATGGACGCGCCTTCAGCCATCACGCATCGGACCCATTTGACCCAGAACATTCGTTCGACGCATTCGACTTGTTCTGCCAGTATCAACACATGGGCAATGTCACAAACGCCGTGAAGGCCGCAGCGGAAATCCTGAAAATCAGCCAAATACCGGAAGGCCCAAGCGAAGAAGACAGGGAAATGTCTCGCCACGGTGCAAAGGTGTGGGAAGCCATCAGGGAAAGGCAGGTTGACGAAGGCATTCCGAAACACCTTCTGACTGTTCCCGGCGTCCTCGGAGACGTGGTTGAATACAGCGCCAAGACGGCAATCAAGCGTCAACCACAATTCGACGTGCAAACCGCACTTGCCATAGGCTCCGTGGCAATGGGAAGAAGGTTCATTACGGACAACCGCAACATGACTGGCCTGTTCTTCCTGAACATAGGCAAGACAGGCTCTGGCAAAGAACACGCCAATACGGTTCTGGAGGAAGTCCTTGAAGCGGCAGACGCAATCCATCTGCGCGGCCCGAATGGATATACCTCAGCGCCGGGTGTCATCAGTTCCTTGAAGGACAAGCCGACGCACATCGCTGTCATAGACGAGTTCGGCTCCATGCTGTCCAGTGCCGGCGCAAGAGGAAATCAGCACAAGAAAGACGCCCTCACGATGATGATGGAAGCGTTCGGACGGCAAACAAAAACTCTGCGCAACGTCGGATATGCTACACTGCAAATGACGGAAGGGCAGAAGAAAGCCCTTGATGTTGAAATCAAGTGCCCGTCAATCACTGTAATCGGCATGACGACACCGGAAACTTTCTATGAAGCAATTGGCGGGAAGGATGTGGCCAGCGGGTTCCTGAACCGATTCCTGATTGTCGAAAGCCATAGACCACGGGAACTGTCCAGAACACCAGCAATGATTGATCCGCCGCAAAGCGTTGTGGATTGGGTGAAAGTATCCTCCAAGGCAACAGGAGGAGGCGGTGGTATGCTCCAGCAGGATAATGGCCACGAGATGCCACCAATGCCAGTCCTGATACCATTCAGCAAGGCTGCAAGAGAATTGCTGCGCGACTACGAGAGGCGCCTGAATGAATGGCAGGATGACTTGCCGCCAGTGCAAGGAGATATGCTTAACAGAACGCGAGAAATCGCCATGCGCTTGTCATTGATTGTCGCTCATAGCCTTGGCGACAAGGAAATCACCGAAGCAGCAGCGCAGTGGGCAATCGACTATGTTGACTACTATGCACGCCAGACACTCCAAACCATGTCAAATAACCTGGCTGAAGGTGACACGGATGCTCTGCGCAAGAAGGTTGGAGAGTGCATAATGAAGGCAGGGCCAACAGGCATGACGATGCGGGAATTGATTGATTCTGTTCCAAAGCTGGGGAACCTGAAGAAATACGAGCGAGACGGCCTGCTTGAAATGGTGTGTGCTGACTACCCCATTGAACGCATGACTTCCAAGCCCGAAGGCGGAAAGGGCAGACCTTCAATCATTCATCGCAAGATACAGGAGAATTGAGCGAGCGTTCAATTTCAAGTATCTCGTAAGCCCGCAACTTGGGCACAAACTCACCCCATTGGTAAATTGCCTGAGTGCTCACACCCAAGGCATCGGCCAACTTGCGGCGGGAACCAAATACAGCAATTGCATCCTTCGTCTTCATTCTTCGTAACCCCGTTTTTTGTTGCAAAGCGCACTTGACTTATGCAACGTATTCAAGTTTATTGCAAGGCGTTGATGGAAGTAAACAGGAGGTTGCGATGAGCAACATTGACTCCTTGGCCCGTGACTGGATCACGGCCAAGCAGGAAGAAGATGCCGCGCGTATACGCCGCATCGGTATTGAGGGACAACTGACTGCCGCCCTTGATGCAAAAGAAGAAGGCAGCATTACCCACAAACTTGAAGGCTACAAGGTTACGCTGACGCAACCCGTCTCGCGTAAACTGATTGAGTCGGAATGGGAAAAGGTTCGCGGCGAGTGCCCTATGGAGTTCTGGCCCGTCAAAACCAAAATCGAAGCGGATGCAACCGGACTTAAGTGGCTGGCTGCAAATGAACCAAAATACATGCGTAAAATCGCCAATGCCTTTGAAAGCAAGAAAGGCAAAATCGGCGTGAAAGTGGAGGCTATCGACAATGGCAATTGACTTGAAACAACTGGAGCGGCCTACAGGGCAGCGACCCATCATCTGCACCATCTTCGGTGAGGGAGGGATGGGGAAAACAACTCTTGCTGCCATGTTCCCGAACCCGGTGTTCATCCGCACGGAAGACGGCACGTCCTCCCTGCAAGGCAACGACGGTGTTGCGCTATTCCCCATCGCTCGCACCAGTCAGGACGTTCTGGATGGCATCGAAGCCCTTGCCACGCAAGAGCACGACTTCAAAACATTGGTTCTGGACAGCGTGACGCAACTCGCAACAATGATTGAATCGGAAATTGTGGCTGCTGATCCGAAGGCCAAATCAATAAACCAGGCCGGTGGTGGCTATGGGGCAGGATACAACACTGCTTCAGAACGGCATCGCACAATCCGCGAATGGGCCGGCGACTTGGCCTACGAGCGTCAAATGAACATCGTGTTCATTGGCCATGCCGACACTGAAACCATGGACTTGCCTGACATGGATCAGTTCAGCCGGTACACCGTTCGGCTGCACAAGAAAGTCATACCGCATTACACGGACAATGTGGATCTTGTAGGATTCATTCGCCTCAAGACATTCGTTCGTGGCGGCGATGGCGACAAGAAGCGTGCAATCAGCACGGGGGAACGCGAAATCATCTGCTACCCGCAGGCGTCCAACGTATCAAAGAATCGCTTCAACATCACCGAACCCCTGCCATTCACGTTTGATGGCGGGAACCCCTTCAACCAATGGGCAGTCAAGTAAAGGAGACATTACCCATGAGCATGAACCTGAGCGGCTTTGATGCCAATACTGTAGAGCCGAACACAACCTACGAACCAATCCCGGCTGGATGGTATAAGGCAGTCTTTTCCCAGAGCGAGGAAAAGCCCACCAAAGCCCAGACTGGCAGCTACCTGCAACTCACCGCTGAAATCATCGAGGGCGAGTATCAGGGGCGCAAACTCATTGAGCGCCTGAACCTCAACAACCCCAACAGCACTGCTGTTGAGATTGCGCAGCGCACCCTGTCGGCAATCTGCCGTGCAATTGGTGTAATGACACCGCGCGACAGTACGGACCTCCACGATAAGCCGTTCATGGTGAAGGTGAAGGTGAAGCCGGGAGACGGCAACTACGGGCCTTCCAATGAAATCGGCGGGTACGAAGCCACAAATGGCAGTAGTGCCGCTCCTGCGCCCGCTCAGGCTTCGTCAGGTGCAGCCACGCCGCCTTGGAGGCGCTGATTCCTCCGTCTGTCAAGAAGTGGGGCGGTAATGCCGCCCCATCACTGGATAGAAGGAGATGAAGATGAAACTTGGTGAACTGAAGGCTATCATTGATAGCTTGCACGAATTGCATGGGCCAGACTCAAGAACTGATTTTGTCTTTCAGAAGGCATCAGGGCGTACTGGAGTCGATGTCATAACAAAGTATGAGACATTCTGCTCAAGCCCTCTGAAGACTGTTAGATTTACAATAGGACATGCAAGGGGAAAGCAGGGATGAACCTTGAACAACACACGACGCCTGAAACAATCCGGCGCATCTATCAGCATTACATAGACAAACGCAAAAACGAGCACCGCCCTCACCTTGGGGGTTCTCAAATTGGGAACGAATGCAGTCGTGCTCTTTGGTATCAATTCCGTTGGGCCTGGTCGCCAAAGTTTGAAGGCAGATTGCTGCGTCTGTTTGAGACTGGCGATAGAGAGGAAGAACGCATCGTCAGAAACCTGCGCGACATAGGCGTTACGGTGTGGGACAGAGACCCAGAAACCGGCAAGCAAGTTCGATTTGAGGCGTGTGGAGGGCACTTCGCGTTGAGCCTTGATGGTGTCGGTGAAGGATTCCCAGAAAGCAGCAAGCCACACACCTTAGAGTTCAAGACGATGAACACGAAGAAATTCAAATCATTGAAATCAAAGGGGCTTCAGGAAGTCATCCCGGTGTATTGGGCGCAATGCCAAGTCGGAATGTATTTAGCGGATTTGGATAGATGCTATTTCTTCAGCGTATGCAAAGAGACTGATGAAATCTACGGCGAACGCATAAAGCTGGACAAAGCGGAAGGAATGAAACTGATTGAAAAGGCTCACTCAATCGTCTTTTCTGACAACCCGCCACAAAGAATAACCGAAGATATGACAGACTGGCGCTGCCGGTATTGCCCGTATCTTTCCATATGTCACGGCTGCAAGATACCAGAAGTTCATTGTCGAACCTGCGCCCACTCAACGCCAGAATTGAATGGAACCTGGAGTTGCGCCAAAGGACATGGATTCGGAACCGTGTGCGATGACCATCTTTTCATACCTCAAATAATGCCGAAAGATTTGGAGGTTCAGGACGCTCGTGAAGGATGGGTGGAGTATATGGATACTGACACAGGTGAAATAATCAGAAACCAACGAAACAGCCGAGAACTGCACGAAAGCAGAATGAAGGTGAACCCATGACATTCAAACTAAGGCCGTATCAGGAAGCAGCAATTGATGGACTGTACCAGTATTGGGCAGACGGACGTGGCGACAATCCTCTGATTGTTGCTCCCACTGGTGCCGGCAAAAGCGCCATACTCGGGAAAATCGTTCGAGATGCCATGTCGTATCCCGGAACGAGAGTAATGATTCTCACTCATGTGAAAGAACTCTTGGAGCAGAATGCAAAGGCATTACTGCGTATGTATCCAGAGGCAGATTTTGGCTTTTACAGCGCCAGCATCGGCCAGAAGTGCCTAGACAAGCCTATCACATTTGCGGGTATTCAGAGCGTATATCAGCGTGCCTACGATATGGTCCCGCCGCCTGACTTGGTTATCGTTGATGAAGCCCACATGATTCCGAAAAATAGCGAAACCAGATATGGAAAATTCCTATCTGATTTAAAGAAATGCAATCCAAAAGTAAAAATGATTGGACTGACTGCCACGCCATATCGACTTGATAGTGGATATTTGCACAAAGGCAAAGGTGCATTGTTTGACGGAATAGCATATGACATTCCTGTTGGAATGCTCATGGATGAAGGTTATCTGTCAACTGTTGTGTCAAAGGGCGGCGCAAAGAAAATTGATTTGACGAACGTAGGGAAAAGGGGAGGCGAATTTATTGAAAGCGAATTGGCTATAGCCGCATCTGATCCAGAATTGGTGAAGGCTACGGTGAAAGAAATAGTCGAATACGGACATGATAGAAAAGCCTGGCTTGTATTTGCATCTGGATTGGGCCACGCCGATATGCTCAGAGAAGAATTTGAGCAATACAATATTTCTGTCGCTGTAGTGTCTGGCGATGATGCAATGAAGGAAAGAGATAGAAAAATCAATGACTTCAAAAGCGGGAAGGTCCGAGCAATTGTGAATTGCGGCGTATTGACGACGGGATTTGATTATCCTCAAGTTGATTTGGTTGCAATTGTCAGAGCAACAGAATCTACTGGCCTATATATTCAGATTGTTGGACGTGGTACGCGCCCCGTTTATGCGGACGGATTTGACTTGAACACAAAAGAAAACAGGCTTGATGCAATCGCAGCAGGCTCAAAGCCAAATTGCCTAATTCTTGATTATGGTGAAAATGTAGCGCGTCATGGATTTATTGATGCAGTCAAACCAAAAATAAAAGGACAAAACACAGGAGAAGGCGAAGCGCCAACAAAAGAATGTCCTAAATGCAATTCAATGGTATTCGCTGGCTCCAGGCAATGTCAGGATTGCGGGCATGAATTTCCTGCCCCTGAACTGAACCACAACCATAAATCGTATGGCGGCGCAATTCTTTCAAATCAGGTACAGGCCGAATGGCTTGAGGTTGATGATGTAATGTACCTTAGATGGAAGAAAGAAGGAAAGCCTGACAGTATCAAGGTGACTTATAGGTGCGGAGCGACATTCATAAACGAATGGCTATGCCCGGATCATGGAGGGTATGCCGCAAGTCGTTATCAGGCCCGTATGCCGGCGCTTGGTGCGTCTGCCAAGACGACTGAAGATGCTCTTATCGAGTCTGATGGGTGGGTGAAGCCGGGGCGTATCAAGGTTCGCCCAGAAGGCAAGTATCATCAGATTATTCAACTTGATTACTCAGGGGGTAAGAGTAATGAGAAATCAGAAGTCGAGCGTCAAAGAGATGCAGACATTGAAGCCCTTGCAGAAGGATTCTTGTGATAATTGCATGAACCTTTACGATGATAGGTACTGCATAAAGTGGAAGGACGTGGTTCCAGATGAGGCGAAAAAAAATGGCTGTGAAGAAATCGACCAGTTCCCACCCTTCTGAGCACGACGAACAGCGCGGGCTGGTAAACTGGTTCAGGGGGCGGTTCCCGGATGTGTTAATATTCGCAATACCCAACGGAGAGAAGCGTTCAATCAACGTAGCAAAAAGACTGAAAGCAGAAGGCGTTGTCGCTGGCATTCCTGATTTGTATGTTCCTCAATGGAATTTATGGATTGAGATGAAGCGGCAAAGCGGTGGAAGATTATCGCCTGAGCAAAAAGCAATGATTGAATATCTGAAGTGCATCGGCCACACCGTCATTGTCGGGAAAGGTGCAGCCGATGCAAGTAGTCAGGTGTTAGGATTTTTGTCATCTTTATCGGAGATATAGGTTATACCCCTCACCCTTGGCCCCTGCCCTTCCGCTGTTTTGATGCGCCCATTCACAATGATGGGCGCCTCTGCTGTTTTGACGGTGATCCACTTCCCAAGCGGCGACATTTGTTCGTAGGTGTAGGGCATCACAACATCCCCCAGACTTCAGCACCGACACCGAGCGACGAGGCTTCCAGTTTGATCCATTCGATGCACTCAATCCATTCAGGATGGGCCAGCAAGTCAGGTGCATTGAGGCGCACGAACAGGACTGATTCCAGCCTGTCAACCAGCTTCAGCCAACGCTCATCCTCTTCGGACAAGTCAAAAGTGTGGCCCGTAATTTGTTGCGCTGCCTCTTTCTCGTAGGCTCCAAGCACATCACCAAACCTGCGCTTGGCCATGTACGGCATATCGCCGGTAACGGCTTCACCGACATCATGGTAGAGCGCAGCCAGGACCAGAGCCGTTGTTGGCAAAGGATGGAGTTCCGCAATCAGGGCAGCGCAGCCCCATTGATGATGCCCAAGGGTTTGGCCCAATCGGGCCAGTCGGGGATGAGTGTGCCACCTTTGGACGAAACTACTTTCGTAAAGCATCATTGCGATTCTCCTTGACTGGTTCATTAACGACGTGCTAACACAATGTCACAAGGAAACGCAAGGAGAATCAACATGGCTTCCATCACCACCACCTGCATCGACTCGTATGACGTAGCGGAACATCCGCTTCTGGCGCCGCTCTACGACGAGGATGAGCGTCTTGACGTGTGCATCACGGCCACCGGCAAGTCGGTGCGCAACGACTATGGTGTTCCCGGTTCGCCTGTCTGGTACGAAATCGAGGACATCGACATCGAGGAATTTGAAATCAACGGCGTTGCCTACACGCCGAAAGCCGTTGAGCAGAAATGGGACAAGGATGTGGCGGATGAGTTGTATGCCGTTTGCGCCGATATTGCAGCAGAGAAGGATGAGTGGGAATGACAGAAGAACAACAAGCAATCCTGAAACGCCTGAAGCGCAAGGCCGAAGTCAGCAAGATGGACCTCAAGGCCAAGAACGATCCGCGCTACCATGACATGAACGAAATCCTGTCCCTGTTGGACATTCTGGAAAGGACGATGAAATGAGTGAATACATGGACGCAATGCACGAACTGAACGACGCTATCTACAACGCCGTTCGTGCAGCAGACAATGAGGACGGTGCTCCTGTCGCTGCCCTGCGGGAACTGGCAGCAGAGATTGACTGCCTGATTGATCACAACTGCACCAGAAAAGAGTTCAACGACATGAAGGCTCTTTACGAAGGTGCCAGACAAGCGGGGCTGGTGGGGTGACATCCCTCATCTGCCTTGCAGCCGTCATTTACTTTGAAGCGCGTTCAGAACCTCTGGACGCGCAAGCTGCCGTTGCTGGTGTTGTGCTGGAGCGGGTGGCTTCTAAACACTACCCTGATGGTGTGTGCCATGTCGCGCTTCAGCATAAGCAGTTCAGCGCGTTCAACAATGGTATTCCAAGCATAGGTAATGCAAATGCATGGCGAACCAGCCTGATGGTAGCCGGCATGGTTCTTGACGATCCTGGCGTGAACCCGATACAAGGTGCCACGCACTACCACACAACCAAAGTACGCCCCTATTGGGCCAAGCATTACAAGTTTCTAGGGCAGTCAGGAGCGCATCTTTTTTATGGCCCACATGAGTGAACAAGAGCAGGGTGCCATTGAAGCATGGCTCCAGAAGAACAAGCCCACTCGATACCCAACAGGATACTCAAGCATCTACGATGAGTTCGGCAATAAGCGCGTCAGCATTCGATTCCGGCTTGCTGGAGTAGCGAAAAAGATACGCGCCGTGCATGGATATGCGTCCTTGACGTATCGGCAGATCGCTGAAAAGATAGCCGAGACAGAAGACACGGTGAAAGCCGCCTGCAAGAAACACAGGATTGCCATAAATGGATGTGATTGACTTACCGAAGAACAATCGTGGCGCCGTCGCCATGTTTTCCGAGATGCTGCATCGAGCGGAAGGGCAGCAACTGTCAAAAGCCATCGTCATTGGAATGACTGAAGGTGATGGTAACACGTTTATCGCCAGCAGTAATCTGAACTATCTTGAACTGATGGGCTTGCTGACAATTGCCCTCAAGCACGGGGAATGAATACAGTCTCGCCCTCGGTGCAGTCAAAATAGTACCAAGCGCAGTTGTCTTTGCCCGTCATCTTGCTGTCAGGTATCCACTTGACGCGCCCGACGCTGACAATCTTTCGGCAATACGGCATGAACGGAGCAGACTGACGTGTGTGCATCCAGTCGGCATCGAACAAGAGCCAAGTCGGCATCTTCACCCGGAAGTTATCAATCATCGGATGCAGGATTTTCCTGTCCCACGGGGGATTGGTGATGATGACATTGCCAATGGCGTGGTTCCAGTCAGACAATGCATCTACCTGCCTGATACCCTCCCTCTGAGGCTCTATGTCAAACGCATCGGTGCAGAAGTGCCCATGCGCCTCAAGATGGTCCATGAGCGCACCGTCGCCGGCACAAGGCTCAACGAATAACGTCGTCGGCTTCAGGTGTGGCAGGAGCGGCAGGACAGCCTCCATCGGTGTCGGATAGAAGTCCCGTTCCACTCTCTTGAAGTCTGAACGCTTGCCCATCTATCCAATCCTCCAATTGCCTGCGCGACATGAACTTGATGCCTTCACGGCTTCCTACAACGCTGACGGACTTGGCCGTGCTGCCAATTTCCTCCGCAATTCTTGCGGGACTCCAATGCGGTTTCTCCGCAACGACTCGTCGTATTCTGTCTACAAGTTTCATGCGGTGGACACTAATCAATCATTGACACATTTGCAATATGCTAATAGGTTCGTTGGACAAATCAGGAAACGGAGAATCGAATGATTATCGAAGCATACTTCACGCGCATCGTCAGTACCGGAGAAAAGATGTACGGGTTCGCTGAGACAGAAGACGGAAAGGTGATTTACATCCCCGCCAGGTGCGTTGACGAGTTCGACTTGTCGGAAGAAGATGTCGGCACAAAGAACAAACTAGCCGTCATCGAGGACAGCGATGGGCGTGGCAACCTTGTCTGCACCACTCTGCTAGTTGAGGACAGTGCCTTGCAGCAGGCGTATGACATGCTAAAGGATGAAGTGGAGCGCCTTCAGGAACTTCTCACGGCGAATGGTATCTCCTATGAGTAAGACGCCAAAGTACAAAATCGTTGCCGAACTGCGCTCTGAAGGATTGTCCTACGAGAAAATATCCGAACGCCTTGGTGTTCCAATTAAGCATTTACACCGCCACATGAAACTGGCGCGGAACTACGGATACGCGCCGCAGTTCAAGCCAAAGGGAAGATCCATTCTGCTGGACTACCCAGCCGGCTCAATTCGCCCTGCTTTGGAGCAACTTACAAAAGAGCAGCAATACTGGATTGCGTCACAGATACCGACAGGTATGACTATTGCTGAGTTCATCGTGTCGTTCGTGGTGGATGCCTACTTTGAGGATCGCACGGAAAAGTAGCGTTCCCAACTTCTGCGGCAATGCCTTGGGCCGAAGAACTTCACCCATCCCCTCCAGAAGAAATAACGATTGCGTAGCCGCCAAGCGCGGCTGCACAAACTTTCATTCGTACCGAACATTGTTCGGTTGATGTGCCACGACAGGCGCGTAATCCATTCAGGGCATGTCATTCCGACAACTCCGCTGCCAAGGCCATGTAGGCCGCTCCGTCAACGTAACTATCCCGATGCGGGCCGTTCACAAGGCGTGCAATCTTCAGCCATGCCATGCAGAGTGCGACTTGCTCTGGACTGACAGGCCATCCGAGAATGATAGCCCAACCATCTGCAATGCGCTTGAAGTTCTCTTGCGGAGGCCCGTAGGCTTCCTGCCTGTCGCCACAAATCAGTTTGGCAGCTTCTGCGAGTATCTGCTCACGTTCTGTCATGCTCCAACCTTCACCCTGCTGATTTCTCCACGCTCACGATGAAGCGTAATCCCCTGCAATTGCGCCCGCGCCGAGTAAGCATGGCTGCGGGCGTATGCGTCTTTCTCTGTCATGGCCCGCAACTGCTCCCACGTCACGCCGCCGATGTCTGAACTTTTATGATGATGCAGATGCCCTGTCCATAGGTGTCGGTACTTCGTGGCACCCCAAACGTCAGGAAACTCGTCTGCCAGCCACAGAACCAGCCTTTCGGCCTTGGCCTTGTCGCCATGATGGAATGCCAGCATATTGGCGCCGAACTGATGTATCCAGAACTCGCCAGGCTGCTTCACAACCTCAACGCGCGGCTCATTCCGGTAGCGTTCGGCCATCGCAAACAGGATAATGAGATAGGCATACGGATCGTGATTGCCGGGCAGGATAACAAGACGCACAGTCTTGTGCTTGTGCAACGCGCAATCAATCGCTGCTGACAGGGCAGAAAGCGTCATATCAGCGGTTCGATAGAATCTTGTATCGACATCCAGAACATGCTTGGAGCGCGGTGTAGCGTTTGTATCGTCATTGGCATGGAACAAGTCCCCCACGTCCACGATGACGGCCTGTTCGCTTGGTGGTGACGACGCAACGCAACGCCCAATCCATTCTGTCAGCCGATTGCAGGCAATCTCGGTGTCGTAGTCCTCGCCGGCTTCCTTGCCCCAAGCCCGCATTCCGATATGCGCATCTGCTATCGGATAGACTGTCAGCAAGTCTTTATCGGCGTATTCAGGTGCCTTTATGGGTTTCGCGGCCTTGATGCCATCCATAGCGGCACGGATGGCGTCCAGTTTGTCTTCATCAGCTTGGCCACGCGCGTCCCAGAACACCGAGTCGCGCGAACCGTCCTGATGCTGAATAATCCGCCATCCGAACTTGGCCGTATCAGGTTGTAGGCCAGTCGCTTCCATCGCGGCAATCTGCCCGTCGGAAGCGTCCAGCCATTTTTGAGCACGGGTAAGGCGCTTTTCAACGGTGCCTTTGGTGACACCGAGCGCGAAGGCAATCTCTTGCATACTATGGCCCTTCTTTCGGAGGTCATAGGCTGCTTTCTGCTCAGGCGTCATGCCCATTTAGATACCCTGCGATTGCACCCTTGGGTCGCCAGAGAAGTCCGTGACATGGCAAACCTGACGAACGCGCATGTCGTAGAACATCTCCTTGAACGTGCCGTCAGCCCGCTCCACAAGAACTCTCACCCCTACAGGCGGCATCGGTATCATGCCGACGATTTCTTCACCCTGCATGTTGAGAGATTTGTCCGCGTCCTCAACGCTCATGCAAGCACCGCCCTCAATGGCTGGCAAACCCTGAACCAAAAGATATGTTGCGATGATTAGTCCATTCATGTCATGTCTCCTTTATGACAGTTGCAATGTCTTGAAACTGCCGGATGACAGCCTCAGACCATTCCTCCATCTGGAGGATATACCGGGCAACAGCCTTGTCAGAAGCGCCAGGGGCCGGGACCGCAGGCCGTTCTGGGGGCACAAGTAAGGCATCAGGGATTAGTTGCGCGTTTCTGCCGCACGATGCCAAGAGCACGGTCAACACTGTTGCCGCAGCCATTCGTGTCAGGTTGTGCTTCAATATCGGCATATAACTGCCTCCATTCCTGCGCTGCTTCAGCCTCGCGCAACACTCTCTCGGCCAAGACGCGCTCTCGTGCCGCAGACGTTCTCAGTTCGGCCCTGAGCGCCGCTTCGCGCTTCCAGTCGCCAACCTCGTCCCAAACCAGCAGAGCCGCTATGGCGCTCGCTCCCATCGCCCACGGCCACGGTGATATTAGCCCAACCATTCCGGCACACTGAAACCGGGGCACGCCTTTGGAGGAGCATACTGATTATGTCCTGACACCTTGCTGATGGTTTCATACGTCTGCATCAGGCTTGTCAGCAGGTTGCGCAGCGCCTCGTCCTGCTCCGATGTGAAGTTATCACTGAAACTGTCAGTGGACGCAGAGCCGTGTCCGCCGATGAGACAAATGCCAACCGTGTCACGGTTGCGCCCCCGCGTATGTGCCCCAGTCCGAGCAAGAGGCCGGCCTTTGGCGACGGTGCCATCCCTGTCAATAACGTAATGATAGCCGATGTCGCTCCAGCCATTGCCGCTGACATGCCAACGTCGGATTTCGTCCACCTTGGCTTCGGTGGAGTGTCCATCCATCCAGTTAGGGCGTGTTGCAGAGCAATGAACGATGACTTCAGACAGATGCCTCATTCTTCACGCTCCCGCGTCCAGTAGCCCGCAGAATGCGTTGCCACGAGCGTGATAAGTGCCGTGATACCCAACTCAAGAAGCGCGGAGATTGCCGAGATGCCAGCCGCCGTGTTCCAGATTGTCAGGTGCTCAACAATCACAACGCTAATCATGTACGCCAATGGCGCACTGACACCAGCAGCGATGGACGCAGCCTTCACCTTGCGATTTGTCTTGGTGTTGCTCATTTCCTGAGCGCCTTTTCTATGTCGTCCAGTTTGTTGAGAATATTGCGCATGTCCTCACGCATTTGCTTGAATTCACGGTCATGCGCCTGTTTGTCAGAAGCCTGCTGCGCCTTGATGACGGCAATATCAGTCGCATGTACTTGCGTTTTCTGGTGCAGAATCCACACGAATGCCGCTACCGGAGCGACAACCCATCTCATTACCGTATCAAGAAGTTCCATTAGCGCGCGCTCTTTCTCATGTTGGTCAGGGTTCTTCCCAAAATGGTCAGCCCGTCCGCAGAAACAGAAAGAGCGTCCCTGACTTCTCCAGCGTCCATGTAGTCGCCAGAAACTTCTGCGTCCCAAACAATGCTGTTTGGGATATCAACCATGTCACTGGTAATTTCATCAGTGCGGGAATTGATGAATGGAATATCATTGCCGACACACCAGACTCTAATGAAGAAACTCATGCTTGGACATACCTCCAATAGACTGTTCCGCTAGCCGTCCCACTGGTGCTCCAATTGACTGCCGGGGCATCAGCGGAAGTACCACCTATTACTACTGTTCCACCTCCATTGTGAGCCGGGAAAAAGCTGTAAGCGTCCATGCTGATTGTGCCGGAACCACCGCCAGAACCAGTTGAATAACTGCCAGAGTTGGTTCCAGTTTTCATTTTGACACGGCTGACAGCAGAAGATGCAAGTTTGGATTCTGTGATTGAGCCGTCAGCAATAGTGGTCACGGCCAAAGCATCAATCGCCGCCTTCACCTTTGCAGGCGACACAAGACTTTCCGTGGTGCCGGTGCCTGCTTCCCATGTCGCTGTGGTTTGGTCGCCAAGCAGGCCCGTTTGCGTGCCGCTCGTGTTTGTTACCTGCGTGTCATCCAGAATACGAAAAGCATTTACACTCTGGTCCAGATAACCAATGCTGATCCAAGCGTCGTCCGCTTCAGAACGCATCTTCAGGATGTTGTTCGTCGTGTCATACCAGAGCATGTTGGCGAACGTCGTGGATGGTGCCGACGCACCACTGGAAAGTGTCGCCAATGCTTGCAGCGCGTTGTTCAGGTCTGTCCTGAACGAAGGAGCCGTCTGGTTGGCAATGTTGAAATCATGCTGCGACACTTAGTTATACTCCACGACGGCTTCCAATCCCGTTATAGACGGTGTGACATTTTCGGACGTTGATTTCAACACAACCCTGAACCGGAACGCCCGTCCGTAAAACTCACCCGCTCGAAACTGCTTGTAGGAACTCCATGTTGGCGAACCCGCAGGATCGTCATTCGTAGTTGAAATATAAAACAAGAGGTTCGTATCAGCAAACTGCGCCGCTCCGGTCAAATCGTCAAACAAGCCCGGCAACTCATCAAACAGTCCCGGCAAATCGTCAAACAGCCCCGCACTCTCATCTACACGCACCACGTTCGCATCAATTCGCGCCCGAACCCGCCGCGCCGTGCTGTCATGCGTCTCGATGTAAGTGCTGAAGTCATAGGTACCCTCATACGGCGCCGCACTGTCAAAGATGATCCGCAACTCGTCGCCAGTTACAACTTCGCAATCCGTCTTGCTTCCGCTGAAGCCCGGATCTTCAGTTTGCGTCAGCGTGTTCGTGAATGACGGCACGTCATCGGCAGCAATAATTACGCTTTCCGCATTTGTGGAAGGTATGGCCGTCTTGTCATATGCCTTGATGAGATAGGTGCCAGGACGTGTCGGCAGCGCAACGCTCGTGCCCGGACGCGGAACCTTGTCCACCGCTGTCGTGGCGTTTGCCCATGTCGCGCCACTCGTCTCAACAGCGTGCCGTATCCGGTAGAACGACAAATCCAAGTCAGACACCGGCTCCCATTCCAGCGTCGTCGTACCTTCGCTTATCTCGTAGAACAGGCCCGTCACATCAGATGGCGGCGTTGCCGAACCCGCTGTCTGTACCAGTCCGCTTGTTGTCCATCCGCCCTTGTAGCCGAACGGATTGATGGCTCTCGCGCGGAAGCGATAGTTGCCCGGCTCAGGGTCAACCAAGTCGTACCGCCCCAACGGCCCTGAACCCAATCCCTTCCACTCTGTCGCGCTTTCTTCCTGAAACTGAACCTCAACCCTGTCCACGGATTCAGAGTTGGCGCTTGTTATGTTAATGGAGATAACTTCAGTGATTTTCTCTCGGACAATCCGAATCGTGCTCTGAATGTCTTCAGCGGGGATACCTACCGTCGGGACATCCGCGTATGAAAGCAGCGTCGTATTGTTGGCGAGAATTGCGCTTTCTTCAGCGTTCCAGTCAAACGCGCTTGAACTCGTTTCCCGCAGCGTCAGCGAAATGCGCAAATCACCCGCGTCCTGGTTCGGCCCGAAGTTCCAGCCGATGACCTCAAACTCCTTGGCCGTCCACCCATACCGCTCAATCGTCAGAGCGATGATTTCACCAACCTCAACATCAAAGGCGTTCAGCCCGAAGTCAGCAGAAAGCGTCATCTGTTCACGCCCACGGAACAGCGTTAACTTCGCAAGGCGCTGCGCTGTTGCCGAACTCGTGGTGAACGGTAACTCAAAATCAAGCGCAGACTGAACGCCATTGTCCTCAGTCTCGAATACGCTGCTCGTAATCGGCGGATAGTCTGCCGTGATCCATCGCTGTGCAGCGTCGTTGAACGTGCCCTGCACCTTGTTGAACTGGTCCCGCAGGTTTACCCGCGTATCAAGATTGATAGGCCCACGCAAATCATCCAGCGTCAACGTCTTGGTTGGCGCGGTGTAGTCACCGGCTACAAGTTTCCACTTACCCGCACCCCAGAACAGTGTGCCGGCGCAAGAAGTCATCATGCGCGTCAGAACATCGCCGTGCGACGTGTCGCCCCTGATAACGCCGTTCAGGGTGTAGCGTTTTTCTGTGCCGCCCACATCCAGCGTTACATTCTCATCACACACGTTTGCAGCAGCAGAAAATACCGTATCGTCAATCTCGCTGTCGTTCAGGCCGTATGCGCTTGTCAGATAGTCCCTGATGCAGAGCGCGGCATTGGCGGAATAGGCAGTCGTCGTGGTGCGCGGGTCGTAAACCTTCTTGCCCTTCACAACAGCCGTGATGAGCGGAATGCCATTGGCGAACACGTCTTGGTCGTACTCCATGCGCACATAGAGGTAGGCAATGCCATTGCCGACAAACGCTGCCGTGATCTGGTTTGATTCCGCCAGCAAGTCCGCATCCGCAGTCGTCTGGCTGCCGTCATGCGTATTGATGCGTATCTTGCTGTTCCAAGGTGCGGATGTGACGAACCCATTGGTATCAACCGTCACAATCTCATCGTTGATATAGATGTCGCCAATTTCTTCAACTTCGTGCCCTGCAAGCACGATAATCTGGTGCAGAAACTTGTTGTTGGTGCCGGTAGATTCGTAGTAGGTAATTGCCCCGCCTTTGCGGATTTGCCCATACACGAAGTCATGTGACGCCACAGCGTCACGCGCGTTCACCATCAAAGAGCGAGAATCCAGAGCACCGAAATCAGGCTTTGGGGTGAGCGCAGACAACGCCCATGTAGTTACGAGGGTTATGGCAACATAACCAACAGCAGCAATAACAAAAGTAGATGTTGCTGTTATTCCAACAGCAGACAGAATAGCATTACCTACTGTAATAGGCTCTTTTGCCAACACCGTAGTACCGTAAAGATGCCTT